CTTGCTAAGAATGATTTAATAGCATTTGGCAAACTGTTTTTACCTGATGATTTTATGAGGAGTGAGACTCCTTTTTTTCATTATGCTGTTGCAGATAAGCTAAATGATGAAAGCATAAAGCAATTAGCAGTTGTATTACCTAGAGGTCATGGTAAAACTGTATTGACTAAATGTAGCTTAGTGCATGATTTTGTATTCGCTAATAGTCCATTATTTTATGGTTGGGTGGCTGCATCTAGCAAGATCTCTGTCCCAAATTTAGATTATGTAAAATATCACTTGGAATACAATGAAAGAATATTGTATTATTTCGGTAATGTAAAAGGGAGAAAATGGACAGAAGATGATATTGAACTTAAAAATGGGTGCAAACTTATTAGTAAATCAAATCTGTCAGGTATACGAGGAGGCGCAAAATTACATAAAAGGTATGACCTTATCGTCTTGGACGATTTTGAAGACGAAAATAATACCGGTACGCCTGAGTCTAGAGCTAAAATCTCTAATCTTGTTACGGCTGTTGTTTTTCCAGCCCTTGAGCCTAGCACTGGACGCCTTAGGATTAATGGGACGCCTGTTCATTTTGATGCGTTTATTACTAATATCCTTAATGGATATCAAAAAGCTAAAGCGCATAATGAAGATTTTTCGTGGGATGTAGTAACTCACAAAGCCATCCTTTCGGATGGGACACCTCTATGGCCTTCATGGTTTGGTCACGAGGAAATGGAGAGGAAGAAAAAGTTTTATGCGGACAATGGGGTTCCGCAAAAGTTCTATCAAGAATATATGATGGAAGTTCAAAGTGATGAAGATGCAATATTTACAAGAAATCACATTAAATATTGGGAAGGATCTTTTCACTATGATGAAGAGAACAGCATATCGTATGTACGCACAGACGAAGGTGATGAACTTCCGATCAACGTATTTGTGGGGGTTGACCCTGCTACAGATAGTACCCGTAGGGACAGCGATTTTAGCGTTTTACTCGCTGTGGGGGTTGATGCTAACAATAATTGTTATGTACTTGATTATCTACGGAAGCGTTCTCTACCTGTACTTGGTATACCGGGGGATAATAAAAAAGGAATTGTTGATTATATATTCGAATATAATAAAATATATAAACCAAGCTTATTCTGCATTGAAGACACTACTATGTCAAAACCAGTTTTTCAATCGATTAATGCGGAAATGCGAAGAAGGAATGACTTTTCTGTTAAATATAATGCAGAAAAACCAGGCACTAGAATGTCTAAAAGAGATAGGATACAAGAAATATTGGCACAAAGGTTTGCAATTGGCGCAGTTAAACTTAAAAAAGATCACTACGATTTGCAGCAAGAAGTGATTACCTTCGGTCCTAGAATGGGTCATGATGATACTATAGATGCATTAGCATATGCATGTAAATATGCCCATCCTCCTAATTCTATAAAGAAGAATAAATCAGGAGATTGGTATAAGCATAAGCCTAAAGCAAAAAATTGGATGGTGGCATGAGTAAAGAAGCCGATGAAACGCAATTGAGTTTGACAGGATTAAGTATTGCTGCTCTTGAGGGCGTTATTAACGATGGTGCTGTGCCTGGCGTATTAGATTATTTATATGCTAAGGAATTGTCTAAAGCTGATTCTTTATATTTAAAAGATAAAGCTAGATCGTTTGCCACTACAGGTTCATCCGCTGTACTGGGAGATTGGTCAATGAGAGGAATGATTAATGCTCTCATGGGGAGGCAAGGTATGTATCAAGGGCAGGCATTAGGTGATTTATCTTATATTCAGGGCGGTAGTAATCCTGAGGCTGTTGAGGCAAGAAGTCAATATATATCTGATACAAATGCTAGGCTTGGAATTAAAGATGCTCCTAAACTAGTAGATATACTATTAGGATATACAACTCCTGAGGCTGAAGGCATGAGAGAAATTGATGCTAGACCTAAAGGCTATCCATTTAAAGGAGATAAGGTTTATGATGCAGGAGATTATGTAGCATTGTTTAATGTAATGTCTGACAATGAACATGAATTAAGAGCTGATATTTTAGAATTAAATGAAGGTGATTCGATCAATTTAACAAATAGAGCTGGAGTAGAATTAAATCTTAGAAGTAGCATAGATCTAGGTAGATTTAATTATAGCGTAGGGAGAGATGATAGTGGATATTATATTGCAATAGCAGATGTATTTGATACGTCTGGATCAACATCTGCTGGAGAGTTATTGGAATTTGCTGGAGCCCATCCCATTAATTTATATGGAAGATGGTATTTTAATGCTAATGAAATAAAAGATATTGTAGTTTATAATGATACAAAATAGGAGAGAATATGCCTAAATTTGGTAAAAGTAGTCGCGAAAGACTTGCGACATGTGATAAGAAATTACAAGACGTGTTTAACGAAGTTATTAAATACGTAGATTGTTCAGTATTGGAAGGACATAGAGGTGAAGAAAGGCAAAACAGATTGGCTGACGAAGGGAAAAGCAAAGTTCGTTTCCCTAATGGTCGCCATAATGCTATGCCTTCTAACGCTGTTGATGTTACACCTTATCCCGTGGACTGGGATGACAGAGAGCGTCAAACTCTTTTTGCTGGGTTTGTGCTTGGGATGGCTCGTAGCATGGGTATTAATCTTCGGTGGGGTGGAGACTGGGACCAAGACTTCCAGGTAATGGATAATAAATTTGATGATTTTCCTCATTTTGAGGTGAAAGGATAGTAAATGGCAAGTACAATTACAGCTGCACCATTAGTTGTAAAGATAACTGAAACTCTTAATCTTAATGGTAAAGAGCAAGGCAGCACTCATACTAAATCTCTTAGTGGGATTAAGCAATGGACACGAAGAATTGCTAGTGTTACAACTACTGAGTCTACATTGTTAGAATTTGCTGCAGCTCAAGCATCAGGGGATAATACAATTAAGTATGATGAAGCTAAGGTAAAATATGTTAGAATAACAAATTTAGAAAGTGATGCTGTAACATTAGCTATTGTTAATAGTGATGATGATGAAGTCGCATCTTTTCTTTTAGCAGGCGGATGCAGTTATGTATTATTTGATGTTGCGGCTGCATTTGGAACTACTGATGCTAATACTACAACACCAACTGCTGATGGAGATATTGGTATAATTAAGGCTGATGCTTCAACAGGAACGGTAGATGTTGAAGTTATTGTAGCGACTACATAGGAGAAAGATATGGCAATTGCGACAGGAAGTTTAATAATAAAAATCAATGAAACACTTAGCTTAAATGGTATGGATCATGGAGGAAGTGTGACTCATACTATAGGTAGTATTGGAGAAGTTCATAAAAGAATAGTCACTATTCCAGTAAATGATGGATCTATAGGTGCCGATGACCAATATTCAGTTGTTACTACTACAGATGATACTACTACAACTGTTGGCTCTGGAAGTTTTATATCTACTACAATAAAATATATAAGAATTTCAAATCTGATGAATGGTGCCGGTGAGGGGGTTCATGTATATATTTCTAGAGATGATAATAATGATGGTACTGCTGATGAAACTGCAGTATTTTTATTAGAAGAGGGTAAAAGCTTTATATTATGGGGGGCTGATGCTTGTTTTGATGCTGCTGCAGGAGGAATTGCTGCAGCAACTTTAGATGGTATTAGCGATATTAAATTAGTAAATGAATCTGCAAGTACAGCAGCTGATGTTGAAGTTTTTGTTGCATCTACCTAATAGGAGAGATTAATGGCAAGAAAAGATAAGAATGCTGAAAGAGTAAGACAGTTATTCAATAGAGTGAATGAAAGAACTCGTGTTCAATGGGAATTTATAAATCAAAAAGGTTTTGATTTCTCTAATGATAATCAATTGTCTGAATCTGAAAGAATATCACTTGAAGAACAAGGCATGCCAACATTTACAATTAATAGAATAATGCCTGTTGTTGAAATGTTAAACTATTATGCGACTGCTAGTACTCCTCGATGGCAAGCTGTTGCTGCTGAAGGATCGGATACAGATGTAGCTGCAGTATTTTCAGATATTGCAGATTATGTATGGTATGGATCAGATGGTGGAACATTATACGCAAATGCTATTAATGATTCAATAACAAAATCTATGGGCTACTTAATGGTAACTGTTGATCCTGATTCAGATAATGGAATGGGAGATGTTAAGATTACTCAACCAGAGCCATTTGATGTTTATGTTGATCCAAAATCTAGAGATAGTTTATTTAGAGATGCTGCATTTATTATGATTAGAAAAGTATTGCCATCTAGTCATTTAAAAAGTATGTTTCCGGATCAAGTAAGAACTATTAATAAAGCCTCTAGTTCTGAAAATATTGATTATGTATATACAGAAAAAGCACATGGCCATGATCAAAAAGACTTTGGATATAAAGATATACATGAGGCTGAAAGTGTTGATCCATCCAAGGGAGAAGAAGATAAATTATTAGAATTATTTGAAGTATATGAAAAAGATAAAATAGCATATGTTAATGTCTTTTATAGAGTTCCGCCTAATGAAGAAGCTTTACTCCAAATAAAAAATCAAGTTGAAGTGAAAATGAAGGAAATGGCTCAAGAGATGTCAGTTCAGTTAAAAGAACAGCAACTTAAAATGCAAGAGGCTGTTGAGTCTGGAGCAATGATTCCTGAAAGATATGAACTTGAAATGAAAAAAGCTTCTGATATGATGGAACAACAATTGACAGTAGCTAGAGAAGAGTATATGAGTGCCTTGCAATCTGAAGCTTCTAAGATTGAAAACAAGATAATTACTCAAAAAGAATTTAAAATTTTACTAAAGGATAAATTATTTTCTGGTATGATAGTTGATAAAATTGATTTTTATGGTACAAGAATCAAACAAACTGTTGTAATCGGAGATAAAACTTTATATGAGAAATATTTACCTGAGAGAATCCAGGACTATCCAATAGTTCCATTTTGCTTTAAATGGACGGGTACTCCATTTCCAATCTCTGCAGTTTCTCCATTAATAGGTAAGCAAAGGGAGTTAAATAAAGCTCATCAATTAATGGTTCATAATGCATCTTTAGGATCTTCACTTAGATGGATGCATGAAGAGGGTAGTATTGATACAGATTATTGGGAGCAGTATGCATCCTCTCCAGGAGCATTACTGCCAATAAGACCCGGAACAGTTGCCCCTACTCCAGTCCAACCAGCCCCTTTATCAAATGCATTTTTTGGTATAGTGCAAGAAGGAAAACAGGATATGGAATATTTAGCAGGTATCTATGGAGCAATGCAGGGAGACACATCTGCTCAGCATGAAACTTATCGTGGAATGTTAGCTATGGATGAATATGGCACTAGGAGAGTTAAGCAATGGTTAAAGAACTCTATTGAACCTGCATTAAAACAAATCGGTATTGTTGTTTCTCAATTTACTCAATCAGTATATACTGCTCATAAAACATTTAGAATAGTTCAACCTAGTGCTATACAAGAAGAGCGATCCGTAGAAATAAATGTTCCTATTTATAATGATCTTGGGGAAGCAGTAGGTAAATATAAAGATTATGCTACAGGTAAGTTTGATATACGAATAGTAGCAGGTTCAACATTGCCAGTCAATAGATGGGCATATTTAGATGAACTAAAATCATTAATGCAGTTAGGAGTTATTGATGATATCGCTCTGTTAGCAGAAACCGATATTAGAAATAAAGAACAAATTGCCAAACGTAAGAGTGTATATTCGCAGCTGAAACAACAAGCTTCTTCTTTTGAAGATAAATTGAAGGATGCACAAGGCACAATAGAAACTCTAGAAAGGCAATTAGTTCAAGCTGGCATTAAAAACAAAGTCATGCAAGCAACAGTTGAGGTTAACTCAAGTAGAGATAAAGCCAAGAGCCAAATCGATAAAGAGGTTCTTGAAACTAAGGCTCAACAGAAGCATCTTAGGAATGAGAGAATTAGGCATAATGAGACAATAAATGAAAGATTGACCCAATTCGAACAAAATAGGATAAAAGACTTGACAACGCAGGATAAGAATAAGTAAATTAAATATCTTGGAAGGAGATAAATATTATGTCAAAGGACCAAAGTAACCCTCAAGGAGGCTCTGCGGATTTTTTTGAAGCAATGGATCGCCAGGTAAACGGGGCGATTATAGATGATGATCAGCCAATAAAACAGGCAACTCCAAATGCAGGTATGGGCCCCGAAAGGACAACCCCAAATAAAACTGCTGTGGACCCTCAGGAAAGTGCGGTTGATTGGGAGAAACGGTATAAGGACTCAAGTCGCGAGGCGGTTAAGATGAGAGAGACTTTGAATGATTTAAAACCCTTTGTACCAGTTCTCGAAGCGATGAAACGCGACAGTGGTCTTGTTGACCATGTACGTGGATATTTGGTTAATGGTGGTGAACCATCAAAGAATATCACAAGTCAGCTAGGATTAGATGATGATTTTGTTTATGATGCCGACGAGGCTGTAAAAAATCCTGAATCTGATTCTGCAAAAGTGTTTAACGCTCATGTAGATGGTGCAGTCCAAAAAAGAGTGCAAGGTATACTAGAGGGTGAAAAGAAACAGGCAACAATGGCAAGAGCTAAGCAAGCTCAAATGGAAGAGATTGTCAAGTTTAAAGAAAAACATGGAATGACTGATGATGAAGTCAAATCTATTATAGCAAATGCAAAAGAGAATAGACTTACTTTGGAGGATTTATATTTCTTGCAAAATAAGAATAAAACTAATGCTAATGTTGCTAATGCTACTAAAGAAGATATGATGAACCAAATGAGAAATGTGCGTAATATACCAACAAGCGCTGGAGGTGTCAACAGTCCAAGAGCGGATAAATCAGCAGATGATCAAATTTTTGATTCTATTGCTGGATCTGAAGCGGACTTTGACGAGTTGTTCGGGTAGAATAGCACGGTGTTATTCTGCCATATTAAAACCTAAATAAAAAGGAGATAATCTCATGGCAGATATCTTTGAAAATGGGTTGCAGAGTAATGCGTTAGCGGATAACGCACTAGGCTCGGCTGGTACGCGTCTAGGTACAACTCTAGGTACAGGTGATTTACGAAGAAAATATAACTTCGGTGAACGTGTATCTGAGTTAGCACTATCTCAGGATCCATTTTTTCGATTCGTAAGTAAGGTGAATAAGCAAGGAACTGATGATCCTGCTTTTAAATTCACAGAGAAACGTGGCTCATGGCATAAACGATATGCTTATGTGCAAGCAGGTGGCGATGCTTTTGGTACAGCAAATAGTAATTCAGTTACTGAGTCAGAAGCTGGAAATACCCTATATATGAGAATGGGTACAGACTATGCATCAGCAGGTAATAAAACCAATGTAATGGGCAAATCAATTGACTATAAAATTGGTGCTTCAGGAACTAAACCTACCTTCTTTATGGCAGGTCAATTAGTTAAAATTCCTTTAGCTGCTGCTGATAATAGCTCTCAAGCTTCTTCATATAGTGATTACTTAGTGGTTAAGATTGATACAGCTGTTGATAATGGCAACTATGTTGATTTAACAACTACTGTAGTTAAAGGTGTAACAGCTGACAGTCTTTACTTTATGAGTGAGCCTGCAAGTGTTGCAAATGATGCTTCAAGCACTACAACTGATTCAGAAGAAACCTTAGCACCATTTAAATGCTATGTAGTTGGTTCAGCTTTTGCTGAAGGATCTGGATACCCTGAAACTTGGAAAGATCAACCTTATGGTACAGGTTATGGGCAAACACAGATCTGGAAAACAGCAATGGCTATGACTAACTCAATGCGTGCTACAGCTCTTAAATATGAGCAAAATGAATGGTCACGTATTTGGCGTGAAAAGTTAATTGAGCACAAATTCGACATTGAGCAATCCTTGTTGTTTGGTTCTCAATATGTAGATAGTGATGGCATTCAATATACTCAAGGTGCTGTAGACTTTGTATCAACATATGGAAATGCATTTAGTCTTGATGTTGGAACTAAGACTTCAGATGACTTCCTAGATGATATGTCAGCATACTTAGATCCTCGTTATAATAATGGCAAGGGTACAGTATTCTTCTGTAGTACTGGTGTATATAACTGGTTGCATAAATTAGGTGGATACTTCAAGAACAATATTGAAGTTTCTTCTCAATATCGTGCAGACATGGCTATTACAGGCAAAAAGAAGGTATTTGGATTAGATATTACTGTCATTTCAACACCTTATGGAGATATGAACGTAGCTCGTAATATTCACCTTGATGGTACTAACATCAAGTTATTGGGTATTAACATGAGTCATTGTAAATATCGTCCACTCGTAGGTAACGGCATTAATCGTGACACTTCAGTGTACGTTGGTGTTCAAACATTAGAAAATAGCGGAATTGACCGCAGAGTAGATCTTATTCTTACCGAAGCTGGTATGCAATGGGAAATGCCTGAGTCTCACGCTATTTGGACAGCTTAGGAGGTTAGATTATGGCAAATCTCGCAAATCAAACAACTGTAGATATTTCTAGTCCAGCTCACGTTGGATCTGATAAATATGCTGAAAATCTTCGCTATGCTGGCTCTTTAGTTAAATGCTATAAGTATACTGCTGATGTACCTGTAGACGGAACCCCATGTGCTGATAGCTCAATTGCTATTGATGATGGTATTCCTGCTTTCAACATTCCTTTCTTGACAATAGTTAAGAATACAGGAGCGTTGGCATTCCAAGGTAATGCAGCTAGATTGGAGCAAGAAACATCTGATCTGCACTTAACTACAAGCTTAAGCGGTTTAGCTGTAGGAGGTACTGTTGCTACATTAATAAAAGGTGAAGACACAAGTGTTTACTCTGTGCCTAAAGACATCTTAGTTGATGGAGCTGACTTCGAAAGTAGTGGAGCAGCACAAAGCGCTGGTATTACTATATGGATATACTGTTACGATGTTAGTGACGCTATGGCTAAACTTTAAGGAGGTAGAAAATGGCTATTAATCAAGGATCAATATTAGATCACGTAAATAAGCCTGCTATACATCCTGATGATGCTATATATCAGTCACTTACTCCTACCTCTACTGGTAAGGTCAATGTAACTGTAAATGGGTCAACGGTAAATGGTTTTGTGCACGGCTATGGATTTATTTCTGCAGCCGGTCATGCATCTAATTATTTATCGTTAGCAGATGGTGTCAAAAGTGGACAATGTGTAACTATTCAAGAATCAGGTGGTACTGTTGGTACTAATTTGGTTATTAAGAATAGTGCAGCCGCTACTTTAGCAACTATTCCTGCCGGTGGTACTATGATGTTTAAATGGTACTTTACTAGCAGTTCTGCTGGAGCTTGGAAAGTAATAGGTTCAACAGATGAAGATATCACTGATAGCTCATCATCATGGGCAACGACTCCTTCTGCAGGAGTAACTGGAACTTGTAAGGCTAATTATCTCGGTGGAGATTTAATTAGGCTAGAAGTAACTGTTGCTGGCCTAGGAGATACTGAGAATGTAGTTATCAATACACCTGTGGCCTTTAGGGTTGCAGATGTTATGGTATGGACATCAACAGCTCAGACTTCAAGAACTATTACTATAGAAAATACAGCTGGCACTGCTGTGACAGATGCTATAGATGGAGCAACTAACCATAAATTGGCTAGAGCTACTACTATAGATGATGCACAGGATGCATTTGCAGTTGGCGATAATGATTTAGTCATTGCTGCTGATGCTGGAAGTGGAGATTGGGCTGGTGTTGTTTATATAGACATAGTTCAATCATAGTGACTAGTAGGTAAAACAAAATGAATCTGCCCCCTCTTACCTGGGAAAATTTCTCTCCCAAGGAGGGGGGGTGGGTTTAGTTTAAAGGATTATATGGCAAGAAAAACATTAAATGAGAGAATTAATTTATTAGCTGGTTTTACTACTAGTTTAGGAGATTCTTCTCAGTATATACGTGACGGACTAGCTGATGTTGTTAGGCATGTAATGAAGCATAATGGATCTCAAGTAGATCAATTTTGCGTTACTAAAGAATTTACTAACTCTCCATTTGTTATTTCTTCTTCCACTATAATCTCATTAAAAAGAAAAGTAGGAACCTTTATTGATGATGCAGGGACAACTGTTGATGATTATCGTCCTGCAACTAAATCAGCATTAATTGGCTTCGAAAGAACTAAAGATCCTGATAGTTTATTATATCAATCTAAATATAATCCAGTTTATGTTATTAATAAAGATTATGATGATATTAGTTCTGGTATGTCTGTAAATGTTTCTCCACCTGCCTCTTCTGCTAATCCAGTTAAGGTTACATATGTAGATATGAATCCTAAAGGATCTGTTGTTGGAGATACATATAGCGAATTAAATACAGAACAAGATAAATATTTAAATAGTGTTAGCGATTATTATTTACATACTATTCTATTATATGCTGCTAGTAAGCATATCCAAAAAAGAATAAACTCTTTAGTTTTAGATGATGAGGATCCAGAATTAGCTAAAACATTAGAAAAGAGATACGAAGAAGTTATTGCAGAGTATAAAATGAATTTAGGGTTTGGAGATCCTCAACCTCAGCAACCTCAACAAACTAGGGGAAGATAATGAAAGTACAAGAATTAATGGAGAGAGCAGGCTTAAACAAAACAGGTTTAGCAATATCTTATATTAAAGATGGACTTGAAGAAATGAATATGCTTGCAGAAACACATGTAACAACAACAAGGATTGATATAGTAAAAGGTAAAAGGTTTTATGACTTGCCTTCAGATTTAATAAAACTATTAGATGTTAGATGTAAAAACCAATTAAATTCAAAAGATGAATATAGATCTATTCCTCGTGGAATAGGTAATGTATCAAATAAGGATTCAGATGGCATCTAGTAAAGAATATATATATCAAATAAAAGGCAATAAATTATCTTTAACAGAGAAAGATTATAATACATCTGATGGATTAAATTATTCTTATGTTGATGGTGCTGGATTAGATATTCCTTCAGGATCCACATTATTAAAATCTCCATTAAGTGATGTTAATGATGGCTTAGAATTAGAATATGCATATAGTCCTGAATATCAATTGCCTGCTTTACAGCCAGATGTAAATGCTTGGGGTTTGGCAGGCTGGACAATTGTAGATGGATATTTAACATTTCTAAGTAGTGCATCTACATGGCCAAGTGGAAGTACAGCAGCAATAGCTGCTAATGAATATATATACATAGGAAATTCATCCAGATGGACAGGTTTACATAAGGTACAAGAAACTCAATCAGCTTCAGATTCACACGGTGGTATTAAAACATATACAAAGGTTAATCAATCTATTAAATATTTTACTGATTCTTCGGTTGATTTTGCTATAAATGAAACAATTGCTAATATAGATACAGGCTTTGGTGAATTATTTACATCAAGTACTGCAGTTCCATATATATGGATAAGTGGAAGTGATGGAGCTAATAATAATAATGGATTATTTTCTAATTGGAGTTTTGATACAACTACTTTAGATTTGTCATCTGCAACATGGCATTTTGCACCAACTGATGATTTATTTAATATATCATCGATTGCTGCTACTATAGTTGCAGATGGATCCAATGTAATTTATGTGCGAGAAGCATTTTATGATCCATCTTATGTAGTTTCTGATCTTGATATATTATCAGACGAATCAGATACAGTAGATCTTCCTTTATATTTAAATAAAGCATTAGTATATTATATAAAGGCAAGAATGCAAGAAGATGCAGGACAAATTGAATTAAAGGAATATTTTATGAAACAGTTTCATAAGATATTAGAGAAACATGAAAGTAGTAAAGTTGCTGGTCCGCGTAAAATAATAGCTGGGCCAACATCACTTAGATAATAATACAAACCCATTCACGGACAGCCAGTCCTTAGGGTAGGAGGTAAATATGGCAAAAAGTAGTTTGCACAAATATACAGTGCAAGAGGCGCAAAATGCTGGTTTAGGCCAGGCAGGCGCTAAATTTATAAACGATCAAGCAGTACATACAGGATCATTTGTAGCAATACAATGCCTTGAAGATACTGTCTTTACCGCATTAACCCCAGAAGATACAACAAATGGATATGGCGTAGGCTCATATAATGGCAATAACATGTCCGGTGAAACTATTCCAGCAGGTTCTACAATTTATGGTAGATGGACTACTATAGATTTAGATTCTGGTTTAGTAATAGCTTACATAGGGTAGCTAAATGCCTAAGTTAGGATTAGGAGGCTCTCTAGATAGCTTAAATAAAGAGGCATCTACGCCAAACGTAGTATCTGCAGGCAGAAATATCTGGGCACCATTTGATGATTCAGGAGATATAGGTACGCCTAAAGCAGGAATGGCATTAGAGTTTGATGGAGTGAGTGACGAGATAACACTTGATACGCCTGTATGTGGAGGAAATACAGAGATAACCCTTGCTACTTGGTTCCAGAAGGATGTTGGTTCTACAGGAGCTATAGCGGGATGGACTACAGGGGGCACATATATAAGATTCACCACCGCTACTAATTTATTGATATATTTTGATGGAGTAGATGCTAACTTTAGCTATAATACAACATTTTCAGATGATGGAAATTGGCATCATTTT